TGGTAATCTGTAGGTCGCCACTCTTACCGGACTGGACAAGGGTAATATCCCCTTCCTGCCCCGGCAATGCGCCGCCATTCATAGTCTGCTCGAAATCTTCCGGCCTAGTCATACCAGCGGGTATAGACCAGCGTGTCAATGATGAGCGTGTTACGGCCAACATCATTCTTGGACGCGGCAGGCGCTTCACCCGGCGTAACCTTGCCGATGGTGCTTTCACCAAAGCCATACGTGCCGATACGGTTCGTACCGCGCACAGGGCGCATATTGACATACGGAGCCAGACGCGACTTGCGCTTGATCGTATGCTGGACCTGCTGGCCGTACTCAATTACAGCAGCAGCGTTAATGTCGCCAGTCTGATCGAACTGACCGGGACGGGTAATCTGGGCGTCAGGAACGACTGCACCGGGATCAACAAACAAAGGCATGATTATATATTCCTATTACTTTTGGCCGAGGTAGCGCTGCTTAAGTGCGGCGTACTCAGGAGAGGTGTCGATGGCATTACCAAGTTTCGAGTGTAGCTTGGTAACTTCTGCGTGGTAGTCCTGAGCCGACATGCGGACAGGGGCAGTAGCCGCCACGCCAGAAGCGTTGCTGGCCGGGTTAGCCGGATTGATCGTAGTTCCCGTTGCGCCCTGATAGGCACGTAGGATACTCTCAGCGGCGATGCGCGCTTGGATTGGACCAGCATCGAACATTGCATTAAGGGCAGCCTTCTCCTGAGGATCGGCCTTCTGCCCAGCCCATGCAACAAGGGCTTTCCAATTTGCTTCCCCGCCTGCTACAGCAAAGACGGCCTTATTGGTGGCCTCCTGCTGCGCCGTGACTTCGGCAGCCTGTTTTTCGTAAGCCGCTTTGCCCAGAGCAACGATCTGCTCCCAGCCCTTAGCGGCGTCACCCTTGGTCGCCAGTTCGGCTTCCAGCATGGCGAACGAGCCATTAGCCGCTGCGACCATGGCCGGATGATCCCCAGCAATGCCGAGGTTCCCGATAAAGCTGAGGGCTACATTAAGGCCGGGATCGTTGGTCTCATCATAAACGACGACGCCCTTGTCATCAGCGGGCTGATGCGGGACAACTTCGACCTTAGGCGTTTCGGCCTTGGGTTCCGGGGCTACCGGGGTTTCAACCTTAGGCTGCTCACCCTCGACTACAGGCGGCGTTGCGCTCCCTGCGACGGGTTGTGGTGCCCCCGCGATCGGGCCGGAGACAAATGCTCCGCCGTCTACTTGGCTGGGGTTAATGTTCGTATCGGCTACGGCGTCAGCCATTACGGAGTCTCCTGTTGAGTGGCGTTAGTAGCGGCAACATCAATACCGGACTGCGCAGCATACTGCTGCGCTTGAGCCTGCATAGCCTGTTCCTGCTCCATGCGCTTCTGTTCTTCCGACTTAAGGAAGCCTTCGACGTTAATCCGACGAGGGGTTGCTAGAGCGGTATAGATAGCACCAAGGTTCAGTTCAGCTAATGCTGGCGGTGGAAGGGCATTGATAGCTGCAATATCTGCAAGCCACAGTTTAAGTTCGTCTAGATCGCCGCCACGAGAGAGGGCATCCAGACCAGTTACGATAGTGGGTTCAAAGGTTGTCTTGCCAGTAGGAATGTCAATCTCTGACAGGAGCCACAAGGCAAGCGGCATCTGGAAGTCAACGGCAATACGGGAGTACGCGCCACCAAGGGCGGTTTCTAGTTCGTTGGCCACCATGCGGATTTCTTCGGCAGTAACCCGCTCGGCATCCCGAACAAGCTGCGATCCCATGAGGAAGCCTCTACCGATACGATTAACGTACTCAGCAGTCTGCGCCATGGTAATCTGTAGGTCGCCACTCTTACCGGACTGGACAAGGGTAATATCCCCTTCCTGCCCCGGCAATGCGCCGCCATTCATAGTCTGCTCGAAATCTTCCGGCCTAGTCATACCAGCGGGATTAACCAGCCAGCGGAACTCAGAAGCTAGGATAGCGCCTTGGACCTGAGAACGAGACAGTGCGGACAAGCCACTAAAGTCTCTCTCGTAATCCTCGACCAAGCCTGAGCCGTAATGCTGCCCGTCTGCCAAGTCCCACGTAAGAACGCGATACGGCACCTTGTCCTCTGGCCATTTGCCATTGAACTTAGAAGGCAACTGATAGTTATCAACCCACTGCGTTAGGCTGTAATCCCCGTCAGGCTGGCGCTTAAGCCAACGATAGAGGGTAACTTCCCGGTCCTCAGTGCCGCCCAGATACTTCTTCGCCAGTTCGGCAATTTCAGGATCGAGTTCGTCAATGAGCAGCTTGTCAGCGATAATCAGTTCTAGCAGCTTACCAGTCAGCGACCGGCGAACAGCGTATTTCTTGATCCCGATAACCCGGAAGGTATCGGAGAAGTCCACAAGCACATTGCCCGTGATAATCAGATGCTTCACAGCTTCGTATAGCTTAGGCCGGATAGCCTTCTTATCCAGAAGGGTAACGGCGGCTTTCTCGCCAGTAGCTAGCAGCTTAGCGATTTCCTCGTTAGGCGCACCAGCAGCAGTAATCTGCTCCTGCATGGCCTTAGACGGGTCAAGACGGAAGAACGGGCGCGACGGAGCAAATAGGGCCAACATTAGTTTGTTGGCCAGATGGTTAGTCGATTGGGCACCTACCGCCTGAAAGTCCTGCGACACGTCCCGGTTATTGTCGTTCTGATTATCAGGCAGACAAATCTTAGGCAAGGTGTAAGCAGCGTAATCTTCGCAGCGTGTAATGAACCCACGACGACAGCCATCAAGCTGTGCCCATCGCCCCTGTGCATTACCTGCAAAGGCCATAAGGTTTCCTTAGATATTGAGGCCGGTCTTACGAGCCATCTGGAAAGAGGACCGAGTAGTACGGCGACGGCCCGTTTCCGGGTCAATCTCAGCAGCCGGTACGTCCTCACTCAAAGCAACCTCGGCCTTGGCCTGTGGCTGGGTAAGCAGTTCCGCCGCACGGGCAGCAGCCTGCTCCATAGCGATGGTATTAGTCTTAGCCTGAGCAGCAGCTTGGGCCGCATACTGATCGTTAGTTGCCTGACGAGTAGCGGATAGTTCCATAGCCTTAGCCTGCCTCTTAGCTGCCTTGTTGCCAAAGCACATTGTTATAACTCCTTAGCGAGATTTACAGCTATCTGAGACAGCCCGTTCTTTACATAAAGGGAGGCAAGCGCTCTGTCGCTCTTAGCAAGCGCCGTTCCCACACAGAGAAACTTGCAGCCTGCCTCCCTACCCTTCGCCTCTAAGAACTCTACAACGGCATCTAAGCCGCTTTCAGGTTCCAAGGCGAAGATTAACTGCTCAGCTATGATCGGGGTATCGCTCCACCACATACTAGATATATCATAGACAACTAGGTAGCCATCTACGATATAAGCATGTTCCGCCTCAAAGACATTACGCAAAGCCACAGCGGGATCAATATCAGCATGGATACCCTTAGAGGATACCCTGCTCAACTTCTCAGCGTGGGATACGAACCTGTCTCTGATTAGGCTGTAATGGTAGGCTTGGACCTTTATTGGTATTCCCAATTACAAATCCTTCCCTTAGTTTAGCTAGGACTGCCTGAACGCCCAGCATATAACCAGCCTGTATATCTGTAGTTTCCTTAGTTACTAATATATTAGGAAAGTTAGATACTAGGTTATCATATACTTCATCAGATAGTCTATGTATAATACTCATTTATATATCCTTCTTATATATATTAACAGGGTATTATATTATTATATACTAGGCTTTCTCTGCCTCTACCCCGCCAATAGATACAGGAATGTTCTATATGCACGACGGTCCCAAATTGGTCAGGAGAAAAAGTAGGGGGACCGGAGAACGTCTTGCAGATTAAGGTTGCCCTTCTCAGGGGGCGCTGGGAGGTCGTACAGAGCCGCGAAGTCTGCCAAGGGATCATGGGCCTCGTACATGCGGACAAACTCCTCACGGATGATCCTGTACAGGCTCTCGGCGTTCTTAGCGTGGGTGCCGTAGTCGTCATGGATCATGGCGAGGTCCATACCATGCTTTCCCGCTGCTACCGTTACTAGGTGCAAGTGGGCAGCATCGTGACTATGGATGAAGTTAGGCGCAATGCCGTTGCGGTGCCTATGCGGGTCTGCTTCGGGCAAGGCGGTCTTTACTCGTATCTTAGTGTTGCCTGCCAGCTTTGTATTGATCCGGTGTAGCTGCTCCTTCTGGTAGAACTGGGCGACAGGGAAGCCACTGGGCGTTACCCAGCGTATTGCGTCGTTGTCCTTGAGAATGTTCTTAGAGTTCCGCTGCAAATAGTCCATAGCTTCGCGGGCCTTAACGACTACCTCCCCGATGCTGTCCCAGACGAAGTGGCTAAGGTACTGCGCTGCTGGGCCGTACTCGTCCTTAGAGAACTCAGGAGCCTTGCCCGCCTTAAGATAATCCCCGGCGATGAAGTCCGAGCAGCTAAACCGGGTCGAGCCGTAAGGCAGGGTCATAACGCTGCGCTTGACGAGGCTACGATTAAGTCCGTGGGCCAGCCACATAGGCCGGAACTTATTGGCGTTCGTAGCCTTGCGGATAGCCTTAAAGGTTTCCGCCGTCTCGTCGTCCTCTGGGATAGGGATAACCCGTGCCGCCCGAAGTTTAGCAGCGGCCACATCGGCAACCATCTGGTAAATGTCATTGGGCAACGCCCCCGGCACCAGATTGGTAGCCTTGCCGCCTACCTCGTCCCGCAGCATAGCAGAGAAGTTTTGCAGCCCGTTACAGCTTCCGTCCATGCCAATAGGGATATGGGACAAGAACTCGTCAGGATTAGTCTGCCATTCTGCGTACTCCTGACACCATGCCAGAAATTGCAGCGGGCTATCGGCATCCTGCCAATCCCGGTTGTCAACAGGGCTATCAGCGAAGGACATGATCTGGTCATGCCGGTCAGCTACCCACTTAACCCGGTCGTCAAGGCTGGCCTTGTCGTAGCCGAATTTGTTAGCCCCGTGGATACAGAACCAACGCTTGGCGCTTTCGCTGTCGAGCGGTTCGCCCTTAGCAAAGCGGATCAGCGCTTTCTGTAGATCGGAGCCTTGTGGGGATACCCCGGTAGTCTGAGCATACAGTCGTCCCCGGAAGTCCGCAAAGTACACAAAGAAGATTTCGGGGAACTGTCGGAACTTATCTGCTACAGTGGTGGCTGTATAGAAGCGACCGTACTTGGTGCCCCTCAGCTTCATCTGTGTGAACCATTCCGCCTTAGCCCGCTTCCATATCTTGAACTCCTCCTGCTCATCAGGAGACATGTGTTCAACCTTCATGTCTCCAACGAGCCAGTCAGGGCGGGGAGGGGCTGGATACTCAGCTTGCGACAGGATTTCTTCCATGTCGAAATGCTTAGCTACAAGGCGGGTAGCATCCAGCATCTTGCCATTGATCTGCCACGGAGTACGCTGCAAGCGGTTGATAGCGGTCAGTGGGATAGTAAGGTCGTGTTCTTCCAGTTCGGACCAGCCGCCGGGGGACTTGATGGCGAAGGGCTGCATCCTGCGCATTTCATTGGTATGGAAGCCGCCATCAGCAATGCCAAGCCAATCCCGTGGGGGTTCGATGCAAGGTAGGTAATACGGGGTGTTCTCTGCTACCATCTGGCGAATGTTGCCGATAACGTCGAGAGCCTGTCCGGTCAGCTTTACGTCCATGGTGTTGCGAACCAGCCGCTTGTTAGCATTGCTCATGGTAGCCTTGCGGATTTCCACCATCCCAAGGTCGCTAAGCTGATCCAGCAGATACGCGCCCACTTGCTGTGTCCCTGCTGCGCCCCATTCGGGGAAGCTGATGCCAGCCTGTGCCGCCTGCAATTTGAACACGCGGGTACGATGCCGCTCGGACTTAGACAGCCTGCGTCCAAGGTCATTGACGAGGGTATAGAACAGGTCAGGGGCTATCTCGGAGAACAGGGACAGCAGCAACTCATGGTAGGCCGCTTTGCCTATAGTGGTCATCATTGTGCGGACGGAGGTTCCCCAGCCTGCCCCAGCATCGTCCGAGTTGCCTGCCTGTGTCAAGCCGCTGCGTCCTGCCATCAGGTCGTTGAGTACACCGCGCACAGCTAGGAACGCTACAGCCTCCGGGTCCAGAGGTTCCAGCAGGGTAACATGAGCCTGATTACGACCTGCCCTCTTCTCTGTAATATCTGCGCGGATAGTGGCAGCCAAGGGGAGAACGTAGCGGTTGAGGATGGCCTTGGCGTAAGGATTGTTATCAGCAGACCCAGCATCCTCATTGCGGCTCATCATCTTGTTAGCCCTTGATTTCCCAAAGGCGTACATTTCAAGTTCAAGTTCGATCTGGGTAAGCATGTAATTCCTTAGTCTGGCTGTGTCTTATCGAAGCGGATACCCTTATAACGGGGTTCCCGAAGAAGGCCGTCGCTGCTATAATCCATAGCCTCGACCTCTACAATATCGCCTACTACCGGCACGTCGCTAAAGTTATGAGGAAGGCCACTCCCAACGCCAAGCCGATTACCACGAAAGTCAACAACAAGTTTGTAAACATCACGCCCCGTTTTCTCGCCGATAGCCGTATTGACTTCCAGCACCTTAAGGTCAAAGGATAGCTTGCGCTTCACCTTGATAATCTCCCCGGTCGTACCAGAACCAACTGTCCAAGTACCATTGGGGTCACGAAGGATAAGCCCGTCATAGCCGCCCAGATCGGTCAACTCATTGCACTTGTCCTGAGGGTTCCCGTACTTACCCGCTTGCCATCCTGTGGCCCCGGTTACGCGGCCCCCAAGGAAAGTATCGGGGAACAGTTGGCCACGCTCCTTGAAAGGCATAGGGCAGAAGCCTGCATCAAAGTCCTCTCTGGGGATAACGTCATGGACTTTCAGTTCCAGTCGGTCATTGCGCTCATAACGTCGGAAAGCTCCCGAAATGAGATTAAACTGGTCTGCTCCGGGCCACCATGCCTCACCGATTATAACAAGGTCTGGGTACTCGTCCCGTATTGCCTCGGCAACATCATCGAGACACTGGTACTGCTCCCCCGTTCGGCTAAAGGTCTTGCCGTCTTTAAGGACTGCGCAACAGCCATCATACTTACGGAAGCCCCAATAATTCTGGCCATACCAATCTAAGTCCTTGACGAGTTTCTTCTTGACCTTCGATACCTCGACGGCTTTCTGGATGATGTACTGCTTAGACATTCTTGCGCGTCCTCTTGTGTATCATTGTGCTGGCCAGAGAACCTAGCCCCGAACCCAGCCCGATAGGGATAATAACCCAGCCCCAACCATAGTGGGCCATGTTAGCAACTGTGAACACTTCCGCCATAGCCATCAGGAAGCTAGTGGGCACAATCCACCATAGCTGGTAGTGTACCACATTAAGCTGCTGCCATGACTTGAGGAAGATGAACACGAAGCTGCTAACGAATAGCAGCAACGTGGCCCAGATCACTTGCCCTCAGCCTTAAGGCGGTTGTCGATAAGTGTAGCATACCCAGCAATATCATGCCAGCTATCCGAGTAATTCGGGTCGCCTGACAGGATGCGGGCTTGCTTGTCTGCAAACATGCGGAACGATTGGCGCTGATCGGGAGCCAGCTTGCGCCAGCCGGGGTAACTCATAGCCGTGCTTATCAGCGCCTCAGCGATAGCCGCGTGGTCCACGAAGCTGCCATAACGAGCGCCCCGCTCTGCAAGAGTAGCGTTGACGCCTTGCTCAGGGGGTTTAGAGGGCGCTGGGGGTTCGGCTCCCGCCATTGCATAGACCTCAGCTATTGCATGGGCCTCCGTGTAGTCGTCCTTTACAGACGTACTGGCAACTTCGTATTTAGCCCACCGCCCGCAGCAATAGGAGTAGCCGTCGGGTTTGTTTAGGGCTATGTCTTGAGCGCATTGGCAAGGATCACCGCTTTCCAAACAGGTTTTGGTCATCTTATTCTCCCATGTGATCTAATTGAATGACAAAATTATCATAGAGGCTAAGCCTGCTATCCTTGCGGGCTACATGAAAGCCCATCCATTGAGCAGGCACAGAGCTAAATCCAGCAATACCAGAGTACTCAGTGCCGCCAGCCGCTGCTCCGAAGAACGCACCATTGACAACCATCTGTCCGCTATTAAAGCTAGTAACAGTGTGTTTATCGCCCATACGGAAATATGTGAGATGCTGCTTCTCCTGCTCAGAGCGCTTGATCTTATGCGCCTTCATACTTGCTTCGGTAGCAGCTACGCCTACGCCATGTTCGTACAGGGCGCGCTGGCCGTAGAAGTCAACGATGCCGTAGCTGCCCTCAGGGATTACCCATTGGACATTAGAGTACCCAAGGCGACTGGTCAGCAATTCAAGGGACTTGTACATGCACCATGACAGATGGTTCTTACCCGGCTCAAACATATTGATGCCGTGGTCGTCATGGTCATGGTTGCCGGTAATCGCCATGATCTCTACAGGGATGCCCAGACGGGCCAGCGGCTCCACAACGAACTCGAAGATGCCAGCCTGAGCGTCGAAAAGCTGCTCTGCTGTGCTGGTATCAGTAGCCCGTGCGGAATTGCTGTGCTTCTTGTCGCTCTCGATAATGTCACCTAGAAGGCCAAGCACAATGCGCTCTACCCTGTAACCGACGGCAGCCTTCTGTTCAATTTGGAACAGGGCAGCCCGACCATACTCGAATAGCCGCTTCCTAGACACGGCTGTATTGTATCCCGGCGACAGCTTGCCAATCTGTAGATCGCTTAGCAGCAACTCCACAGTAATCGGGGTGCCTACCTGCCCACCGATAAACTTGCGGTAATCGACCGGGGGCCGGGTTGCCAGATCGTCAGCCATGCGGGCCATTGCGTCAAGGAAGGCGTCACGGTCGCCCACAGCCTCGCTCAGCGCCTTTACGTCCTTTCGGAGCCTCCCGTTCTCTGCCATGACGCCACGGCTCCTGACGACCTCCCTAGCCCGGTCATAGGTGCCCCCTATTTGCTCATTGTCGAGCCGGGACAGATATTGCCGAAGCCATTGGACTGTTACCGGGCTATCAGCATCCTTGTTCAGTTCCTTAACCGCTTTGGCAAGGCTGTTAGGGTTGTTATTTACAGCGAGCATAACCTCGTCGTAAGTACGGGCTTCGGGGAGAAGTTTGGTCATTTAGGCACCGCCTTGTTTCTACGGGCCATAACAGCCGCTTTGTTGCGCTTGATACGCTTCTCGTCCTCGGTAAGGTGGGTACTATGCAGCATCCCGGTAATGTTCGTGGTGTGCTTCTGCAAATAGGTTGCCGTCCCGTGAAGGAAGGAGGCCAGATTTCGCACACCGAACCGGGCGCTGTTATTCTCTACCTTACCCAGCAGGGAGTTACAGCTACGATGCAATACAGCCCGTACTGCCCCTGTCTTATGGTCGTGGTCCAGCACAGGGTCTTGCCCCGGCTTGGTAGTTATAGGTTGCTGGCAAATAGCACACCGCCCGTTCTGTTGGACAGTCATGCTATTCCGAACCTCTTTGAGTTGACTAGTGGTTAAGCGCCGCACGTTGCTCCTTTACTCGCTTATCCAAGCGTTCGCAGGCATCCCACATATCCTGATCGAACAGGTGACTAAAGCCGCCAGCGTGCCGATGCTGGGCGAAGTCAAGAACTTCTGCGTTAGTTCCTGTCCGCATCCACATTAGCGATGCTTGCTCAACAAAACGGTCATTAGCAAAATCGGAGCCGCGACCGTAATAACCGCGCCGATACAACTCAGCAACGCACCTATAGGCGTCATCCCCATTGTCGATCTGCTCCAATAGTTTAAGAGCGGTTTTCTCGCCTACCCTAGTCATGCGCTCAGGCTTACCCGGAACGGTGGACAGGAAGGCGAACTCTAGGCCGGGGCAGTTGTCTGCCGCATCGCCCATGAGCATCTGCAACCAGAACCATTTAAGCCCGTAGATTTTCTCGTTAGGGCCAATTACGCAGTAGTCACCCGGCTTAACCGTGGTCAGACATTTCTTTGTCCAATCCACATGCAGACCGGGGAGCATCCGCATATCCTTGTCAGCGGTAGCTAGGGCAGCATACCCCGCCTGTGCAGGGTTTCCAGCAGCGTAATAAGAGACTGCTCCAAAGCCGTCATCTGCTTCCCTAGTTGCCCATGTCTTGCTTCGGAAAGCAGGGCCACTATAGTTGAGCAGGAAGTCCCTAAGGTATCCGTAGTTCTTGGGCTTACGGTTGCCGTCTCTTTGTCCCTGATACGGCTTAACAGTTGCGCACAGGTATCGTTCGCCCTTGTGGCAACCGCTGGCTGTATTGTGAACAACTGCGGAACTTGCTCCAGTAAGGGCGACAAACTCATTGATGATTGCAACTGAGTTGCTTCGGGCCATGCCAGGTTCGGTTTCGTCGTTTCCACTTCCGTAGTAGGCAAGGTAATCTCCGTCGATATGGCATACCAGCCCTGCTACCTTGTCAGGATATTGCCTGAGGGTAGGGGCTTCTGCCGCTGCGCTTGCTATAGCGCCTGCAAAAGCGTTAGCCATGCTTGAAGTCATGTAAAAGATCAGACATGGTTTCGGGAGTTACCATACCAGCACTTTCCATACGATCCATGCTGTCCGCCTGCCGTTTCTGGCTAATAGCGATACTCAGTAGGGACATTGCGATCATGTCCTGCGGCCCTACGTTGCTAAGGTTTTTCTTAAAGGCGCTTACTGCGCCCGGCTCAATAGCCTCTTGAACTTTCATGCGGGAAACTCCAATTCATACTGTAGAGTAGGCAAGACACACTCTAATCTGAGCAAGTCGCGGTTGTTGTCCTCAGTCCCAACCCGGCAGCGCTGGCATACCGGGTCGCTAATGAACCACCCCTCGTCACGAACATCATGAGAGGGGTGGATTTCATCTGGCCTAATTAGCCCGCGCCTTCCAGCGGATCGCTAGAGGCGTCACCAGCAACCCCGGCAGGCTTCTCAGCATCGGGAATATCAGCCTCGCCACCAGCAAACAGGATTTCCTGCATCGGGCTACCTACCCAATTATGAGCGGCCATGATATAAAGCTGGTACTTATTCTTGCTGCGGGCGGGGGAAGTCTCCTTGCCCTTGTCATCCGTGCGGGCCTCGTACATGCCGTCAATGAACAGGCTATCCCACTGTTCCTTGTCTGCGTAATCCCAGAGGAAGCAGCGGATAGGCGATACCGGCTCGGCCACGGCGATATTGACGCGAGTGGTTTCGCCCGTTTCAGGATCGACGTTATCAACCTGCGGCAGCCGGATGGTGTAGTTGCCATCAACGTCCGTAAGATTTGCATAGGTGCGCTGCTGATCGCCCTCGCCTACCTTGTTATGAATTACGTTGGCAATGAAAGCATCGCCCAGCAATTCGGCCATATGCGTCTTGCTTGCAGTCGGGTTCATCTTGCGGAACAGCTTGAACAGGCCGGACTTTTCGCTCAGGGACTTAGCCATGGACAACTCGAACAGGATAGGCGAACCATCCTCACGGGGCGGATGCTTAGGGCCGCTGGCCTCGAAGATCAGCTTGACAAACTCCTTCTGCTTCGTGTCGCCCTTGTACACCTTGTCGTGCTTGCCGCACTCGATGTAACCGACAAAGCGCAGCCTAACCAGCCCTTCCGCTGGCGGGGTAAACTCCACGCCCTTAGACGCCTCATTCATATTGGTCTGCGAAGCGGCCTCTTTGACCTTATCGGCAATGGAATTAGGAAGTACAAAAGCCATTAGTTATTCTCCAACGTATTGAACCCGTAGGTTGGTTGATAATTGTTGAGGTACTTACTGCGGATCACCTTGCGGTAATTCTTAACGTCGTCCTTGAAACCCTCAGGAAGCTGGCCTTCATCCATCATGCTGTCTCCCCATGTCGTATCAGACGGCACGGGGACGGGCACTTGCCAGCCAAAGTAGTACTCAATGAACACACTGGCTTCTTCCATGCAAGCATGAAGGACTACAGCAGCTTCATAGGCTACGTCCTCAGCAGCATCGGCATAGAGGGCGTCATGCACCTGATTGACTAGAAGGGCCTTGTAATGGAAGTGCTTAAGGGCATAGAACTCCCGTACTGCCAGCCACATAGCAGCCTTGGCCCATTCGCCACCAGCACCCTGCACGGGGTAGTTCTTGACTTCCGTAGGCGAGAAGCTGCTGGAACGGCCACCCTTACTAGCGGGCCGCTGAGCCAGCCATTTAGGGGCGGGGCTTTCCGTCCATGTGTACAGCTTGTTATCCGGGGTGCGGTAGTAGGATCGGCGCAGGTTACAGGTCATCCCCGGTAGATCAGGATGCTGCACGAACAGGTTGATGCTCGTAGCGTTATTGTCCAGAACCCTACCCAAGCTGGCATAGAAAGGCTCAATCTCAGGGTAACGCTCGTTCTCTGCTTCGATTAGGGCGTCAACTTCTTCCCTTGGCATACCCGTGCTGTCTGCAATCTTTTCCCCACCGGCACCATAGGCCCGCTGGAATGAGAAGATTTTAGCCTTGGTACGCTTGTACTCCCATTCTGGGATAGCATCGACACGAACGCCATCAAGTACATATCCCTTGCAGCGCTTAACAGCTTCCTCATAGCTAATACCCTCCTTCTGGCTAACCCGGACACAGTGCATGTCCAGCCCTGCCCTAAGGTCATCAATAAGCTGGGTACACTTGGTAAGGATAGCCTGCACATAGACTTCCAGTGACGAGAAGTCAGACT